AGGATCCTTTTTTCATTGGATATTTTTTATCCATCTTAATTTTTGTAATGAATGTACACTTGGTTGCCACTCTCTATTTTTTCTTGTGGTCCAACCCTTACCTTTGGGGAATGACTTTGTAATGTTGTCGTTAGTAAAACCTGCAGCTTTTAGACTTACTCCCGACTCTGTTTCAAGTGTATAAGTTATTATCTTTTTTCCACCCATCTCTTTCCAAATTCTTACACAAGCCCCATACAGAAAGCTGTTTACATTTTTTGATCCATTTGTACATGTTCTAATTATTTCACCGGTGTAGCCATCATCTAGTTTTCTTGCTACGGGTCTACCAACTATTGCTATTCCTAAAATTTGATCTTCTGTATTCATGCAAGCAATACAAAATTTACAGCCCTGTGCACGTTTACTATGTCTATGGTGTTTCTCTACGTATGCATTTGCAAAACGCAGAGTTATTGGTTTGACTTTCACTAAATGATTCCATCTTTTCTCAGTTCTTCCGGTGGCCGTTGTGGACTACACATGGGGCAGTCTACTCTTACAGCAGTTCCTTCACTTGTGTCCTTGTAAACGTAAATATATCTTTTGTCTTTACAACGCATGCATGATGTTTTTCTTTCATCAATGGGCACGTATCTTTTAACTTCTTTTCCTTTTTTTAATTCTTCAATCTGTTTATAAAAATCATCAGCATCTTTATTTGTCATTATCATGTGTCTCTCCCCAACTTTTTCCCTGAGCTACATCTACTTTAAATGGAACTCGCAAATTCTCGATAGAGTTTTCCATCTCGTTTTTAATCTTAATTATATCATCATCTCCATAAATACTAAAACATAATTCATCATGTATTTGTAACATAGGCATGTACCCTGCGTTGTAACAATCAATCATAGCTTGTTTAGCTTGATCAGCTGCAGATCCTTGAATTAACCTATTTAGTGCCTTGTATGTAAATGCACGCCTTATGTTGTTTCCATAATTAGCTTTAGCTTCATTGTAATTCATCGCTTGATTCATACCAAACGTTGCAGGTTCCCACTTATCAAATCTACACTTTCTACCTTTTATGGTTCTAATAAATCCAAACTTACTGGCTGATTGAGTAACAGCTTCTGCAAGTTTTTTTACAAATGGTACTCTGCTGTTGTATTGATTTAGAAGTATCTCAGCTTTGTCCTTTGATATACCTAACTCTTTAGATAATTTATTTTTACCCATACCATAAAATAAACCTAAGTTAATTGTTTTTGCTTGTGTTCTAGAAATTTGTGCCATATCAGCTACGATTTGATGAAAGTCTGCTGATTCATCTTGATAGGCCTGTATAAATTCATCTGATCCATCTAATTGTTGTCCGATGGCCGATGAATAATGTGCTACTAATCTTGGTTCTTGTTGCGAGTAATCAAATGATCCCCATTGTTTTCCTTCTTCAGGTAAAAATAATGATCTTATCTTATTACCAAACTCTTTGTTTCGTGCTGGAATCTGTTGTAAGTTAGGATTAGCGTAAGACAAACGACCTGAAACCGTCCCACCCTGGTCAGATCTTAATTGATTTATCTCAGCATGAATACGACCTTTATGAACATATCTTTGTATAGAATCTATAAATGTAGAGTGAAATTTGTTTATCTCTCGAGCTTCTTTAATTAATTTTGCAACAGGATGCTCACAATTAGCCAACCAATTAGTTGTAAAAGATGGTTCATCAGATTTAGGAGTTCTTGGATAATCAACTCCAATACGATCAAATACTTGTGCTACACTTCTTGCAGCCCAAATATCCACTCCCAAAGTAGTTTCTTTTTTAATTTTAGATAGTAATTCAGATTCTTTTTTCTTAAATTCTTTTTTTAATTGACCAGCTTTCTCTTCATCAACTCTAATACCAGTAGCTCTCATTTTATGGAGAATAGGCAGTAACTCCATTTCCATCTCCCAAACGTCATTTAATGATTGCTGTTGAATCTCAGTTTTAAATCTTTGCCAAAGTCTTAATGTTAATCCTGCATCTTGCTCTGCATAAAAACCAACATAACCAGCAGGCATTCTCCAAAGATCTTGTTTAGCATCTATGCCCCATTCTTTAGCTTTTTCATTTAAAAATGTTTCATTTTTTATTTCACCTAAATAATCTTTTGCACATGCATTAAGAGAAAAGCTCCATCTGTTCTCATCAATAAGAGCAGCAGCTATCATAGTATCTACAATAGGTCCATTAACTTGAAAATTGTTAAATTTAAGCCACCCAAGATCGTATGCAGCATTATGAAATATTTTTGTACTTGGTTGTTTTAATAAATCTTGCATCCAAGCTACCGTTATATCTAAGTCCATGTTGCCTCCAGCATCATGTGCTATTGGAAAATAGTATTGTTTACCCAAAGCAGCTACAGCAAATCCAACGATATGCCCCTTACCATAAGCCCAACCAGCTCCATATTTTTTTAGATCAGGATCTTTTGTTTCTAAGTCTATTGCTACCTCATCTGCAGCTCTAAGGTCAGGATATTCTGAGGGACATACCCAATCAGAATCTGAGTAAATAAAATTTAATTGATGGCTCATGGTTTCTCCTTATCCCAAAAATAAAACAATGTGCATATGCAGATAAATATAAATAGAACTAATCCTAATGATAATAAGATCATTTCTTTTTATGTCGACCCATGTACCAATCTCCTGGCTCGTAATTCCAACGTTTGCCATGGTGTCCACGAATATCTGCGTACCACATTCTTAATTTAACTATTATCTTTTTTAGTATCATATTTTGTAAAGTTTATTTTAAAATTTTCTGATTCATGAGTTGGTAAATTCCTATTCACAAATATAAAATCTATGTATAGACATCTAACATTAAATAATAATTGTGCAACTTCAAAAGGGTAAAAGCCTATGGCTTTTAAATTACCCATTAGGTTATAAAAACTAGGTGCTCCTATATTATATTCAAAGAGAGGCACTTCTATTTGAAGCCATTTCGCTTTTGTAATCGTCATCATCCCACCTTTGATAACCTCAAGCTCAGCTCCCTGAACATCTAATTTAATTAAATCAAATGTTTCATCAACCACTTGATCTAGCATTGTTGTTTTTACAATTGTTTTTTTAAAAGGAACATTAGATCTCTCCTCATAAAAACCATTGCCTGTTTGTTGAAAAGGATCCTGACATATATGAAAAACTTTTTCTGTAGTGCAATCACTTAAGTAAACATTATGCACTTTACCTAAACTTTTTAACCTTTCATTATGTAATTTATTTGGCTCTATTAATGTAAATTTTGCGTCAGGATTAAATTTTTTAACATGTGCAGACCAATCTCCCTCTGCAGCTCCTATGTCTAAAACATTTTTAAATTTAATATTAAAACGCTTATTAGCACGTTCAAAAAATTGAGCATCAACTTTTGCCATAGTCCCTTTCGATTATCATATCTATACAATGTTTAGCTTTTAATAAATCTTTTTTACCACCTTTTAATTTATGTCTCGTAATATATTTAATAGCTTCACCCTCAGGCCAAGGTAGATTATTTTTTATAGAATATTGTGCCGGTTGAATGGCAAAGGATTGATAGTGTGAACCACCTTCTTGTTTTTTAAAAACCGACATAATTACTTTTATACATATTATAATATTTACTCAATGGAAAATTATACTTATGGAAAGTTCCTAATAAGTGTAATGTATTTATAGCTCTTGTTACACCAGTGTACCAAACTCGAAGCTCCTGTATTTTGTCTAATAAAGACTTACGTTCATAATGTGATGGGAAATTACATTTTGATGAAAGCACAACATTATCAGCTTCCCCTCCTTTTACCTGGTGTATTGTATCAATTAAGATAGGTGCTCTCTCATCTAAATTAACCTCTGATTCTAACAACTTCATAAAATATCTTTTTTCGGAATCCTTAAATTTTCTTTTGAAAGCCTCTTGCCAAGTAGTTTTTTCTTCTACCATGCCTCCACGTAAATGTAATTCATTAAAATTAAATACTTGATTCGGATGGGCAAAACTCCACTTTTTGCTGTCCGCTGACCGGTAACCATGGTCTATGTTCAAAAGATAATTATACATTGTGCAAGCATCTTCTCTAGAAATAGATCCACCTTCACAGATTTTATTCCAATCCTGTATGGCTTTCCATTGATTTATGTCATAAGATTTGTTGCCTTTCATATCCTGAAAATACAAACCCATGCCCTTAGCTTCATCTTGTAATTCTTTTTTTACATCATTAATTCTAGCTAAAATCATCCAGTTACCCTCTTGTTCAAAAGGAATTTTTCGTAGGGAACTCCAACGATAAATCTCTCCATCTTTATCATTAGATTCAAATTCTTTTTTAACCCTATGTCCTTCCATTCCATTTAGTAAACACTTAGCAAAAAAGTGTACTTTCTTATTTAATCTTCTAGATTTATTTAATATCTTTGATTTGCCTGGAAATGTTTGAAAAAAGGACACATCAGCTCCATTCCATTCATAAATCGCTTGATCATCATCACCAGCCAAATAAACTTTGTTAGCATGCATGGCTAGTTTTACAACCATGTCCCACTGCAGAGGGGTAAGATCCTGAGCTTCATCTACCATTAACACTTTAAAATTTATTGCAAGTCCTGATGT